GGTATTTATGCATACAAGAATGCAGAAAAAAATGAAACTTTATGTAATAAATGTACATTTCATGAGAAACTTGCAAAAAACTTACATAGTAAAGATGTAGCCAAAAAGATAAGTGATTCTCTAAAGGGAAATAAACCATGGAACACGGGATTAAAAGGAGTCCAGGTACCTTGGAATAAAGGTCTAACAATAGAAAAAGATTCAAGACTACTGCACTATTGGCGAGGTAAACATAGATCACCAGAAACTATACAAAAGATGTGCGATGGTAGAAAAAGACATTTTGAATTACACCTTGGGTAAATCATCTAAAGTAAGAATATCTAAATCACATAGATATTTATATGAAATTCTAAAAAAAAACAATATTCTAATGTGGAGATGGAATATTATCACAAAGGTTATTTCATAGATATTTTAGTAAATGGAATTTTAGCAATAGAAGTAGATGGAGCACATTGGCATAATAGTCCAACTGCTATAGAATATGATAAAAAGAGAGATTCTATTATTTCAGAAACATATAAAGTTTATAGGATTAATCCTGACAATTTAATTTGGATAGATTTAGAGAATATTTTAAATAAAATAAAATTATTAGTTGACGCGAACTGGATTTCAAAGAATAAGCATATTGAAGTTCAACCTGCAGTGGCTTAAATGATTGGGGTGTAGCGTAATTGGATTATCGCACTTGATTCTGAATCAAAAGATTTTGGGTTCGAGTCCCAACACCCCAGCGATTGCCCCTATAGTGTAATGGAATTAAGCATAAGAATTTCCTAAATTCTTGGACTAAGTTCAAATCTTAGTAGGGGTACTAATATTTAATAAAAACTGTGTACTTTCTAATAGAAATTTGTTATATTTATCAAACAATAAATAAAGGTTATGCAATTGAAGATTAAGAAAATATTAGATGAAATTGCTTCTGAAGGTTCGACAAACAGAAAAATGGCAATTCTTGCGAAGTATAAGAATAATGAATTACTTAAGAAAGTAATTTATCAAGCAAAATCTAAAAGAATAAAGTTTTATGTTAAACAAATTCCTCAATTTTTGACCAACAAAACAAATACAGTTTCTCTAGATTATGCAATAAGTCAACTAGAATATATTTCAAATAGAACAAAAACGGGTCATGAAGCTTTAAATCATCTTAGAGGTTTATTGGCTTCTATGGACATAGATGATGCTTATGTTTTAGAAAGAATAATTGATAGAGACCTTAAAATAGGAATGGGAACAACCAATATTAATAAGATATTTCCAGACCTAATTGAAAGAACCCCATATATGGGAGCAATTTCATTTGATGCAGATAGAGCTAAAAGTTTGTTTAAAGATGGTCCCTGCTTTAGTCAAGTAAAAATGGATGGAAGATATTGTAATGCTATTATTAGAGGTGGTGAAGTTGAAATGGAATCTCGTGGTGGTGAACCTACAGTTTTAAGTGGTTGTAAATTTGAAAAAGAACTTGAGAATTTAGATGACTGTATTTTAAACGGGGAAATTACAATGGATTCAATTGAAAGAAAGATAATTTTAGGTAAAAATGACCTAATTGAAGTTGATGATAAAGTGTATAATTATGATGAGTTTTTAAATAAATTTAGTTAACCATTGGAACTATAAATAAAAAGCATAATATTCCTTAGTTCATCTATATTTATATTAAAAGGAGAAATATTATGTTTATATGCTATTTAACAATTTATCATGGTGATCTGTTACCTCCATTTTATATAGGATCAACATCTTTAATTAACATAAAAAATGGATATAAAGGTTCAGTTGTATCTAAGAAATATAGTAAAATTTTTAAACAAGAAATTAAAAATAATAAAGATTTATTTGAGGTACTAATAATTTCAAAACATAAAACTCGTAAAGAAGCAATGATTGCCGAACTAGAAATTCAAAAGAAATTAAATGCAGTTAAATCAGAACCGTTTTTTAATGAGTCTTACGCAAGCATTGACAGAATGTTTGGAAGAAATGTAAAAGGTAAAAACAATCCTATGTATGGCAAAAAGCACTCAGAAGAAACTAAAAAGAAAATAGCCATTAAAGCTACAGGTAGAAAAGTTTCTGAGGAAACTAAACAAAAACATAGAGATGTAATAGTTAGTGAAGAAACTAGAAGAAAAATGGCTAACACACGTAGAGGTAAAAAGTTAACAGAAGAACAAAAGCATAAAATGTCTATTGCGCGTAAAGGTAAAAAACTTACAGAAGAACATAAGAAGAATATATCTGATGCACATCTAGGTAAAAAGTTTACAGAAGAACATAAAAAGAATATATCTAGAGGAGCCAAAAAAAGAAAACCTGTTTCAGAAGAAACTAGAAAAAAAATATCCATTGCAAAGAAAGGTAAAAAAGAAAAAAGTTTTCTATCAAGTGGAGAATGAACATAAGTAAAGCTAATAAAGGTAGAATTATGTCAGAGGAAGCAAAAGATAAGCTAAGTAAGGCTAAAACTGGGATGAAATATAAAATATTAACATGTCCACACTGTGGTAGAAGTGGCAGTGGTAATTTTAGAGGATATCATTTTAACAATTGTAAACAATATAATGAGAGTAATAGTGGAAAAAATTAAAAGCAAAAATATTAAACAGATTTTAATTAATGATAATAACGTTGAGATATTAATTAGTGATGGAATTCCCCGTTACGAATCTAATGGTATAATTGCTTCCTTAATTGATATTACTAAAAAACAGGACGATAGAGGTTCAGATAACACTCAAAAGAAAATTGATACCTTTGAAAATAAACATAAAATGGGTTATCAAGAAGCATTAGATAAAATCAGATATACATGCTGGGATGTTATTTCAGTCGACGAGTATTATAATAACAAAAGTGATGTTGTATATTTAAATAGATTTGATAATTTAACATATCTTATATCAGATCTCAAACTGGTTTCTCTAATTGAAGGTAAAATTGTAAAAACATATGAAGAAGCAATAGAACACTTTCAGGAATTATTAAATAAAGGTGAAGAAGGTACCATATTAAAATCACTTAAAGGAACCTGGAAAGATGGTAAACCTAAATGGCAAATAAAGATGAAATTAGAAATGGACATCGATCTTAAAATCGTTGGTTTCAACTATGGTACTGGTAAAAATTTAAAACTTATTTCATCATTAGCATGCGAAACATCTGATGGACAACTTAAAACACGTCCAACTGGTATTACTGAAAGTGATATGGAATATATTACAAATAACCAGAAGAAACTTTTAGGAACTGTTGTGGAAGTTAAGTGTAGTGGACTATCAAAGGATTCATTTGGTAATTATTCTCTACTTCATCCAGTATTTAAGATGTTGAGAGATGATAAAAAGATTGCTAATTCTTTAACTGAGGTTAAAGAAATAGAAAAAATGATCAAAGGATTAAAATAAAATGGTAAAAATGAAAAAAATACCTAAAATACAATTAATACCAATAGATTTAAATAAAGCTGATATTCGTAAAGAAGGTAATAATCATCCAGATATTAGAGAAAATATTTTATATTTAGCTAAAATAAGTGGTAAATGGTATTTAGATAGCTTTAGTCTTGAATGGTATGGTTGGAATTTTAATGGAGTATATGATGCCGGATATCAATTAACTTATGGACATAATCCTTATGAGGATGGTTGGCAAGAATTATATGAAATTTTAATAAATGGTAAAAATTTAAAATAAAATATATGTTAGAAATAAAGGGAAAATATAATACTGCACTTTTAATGACTGATTACCCAAAAGAAAGCTAAAGAATTTGATCTATGGATTGATAAGCATGGGTTAGAAGAGGCAAAGAGAAAAGAAGAAATCAGAATAGAAAAATGTAATGAAACTAAATTAATAAACAAATTAAAGAAAGAAGGGTAATAAAATTTCATATTTCTGTGTCGATGTGGAGAGTGATGGACCAATTTCAGGTAAATATTCAATGGTGTGTTTTGCAGCAGTAAAAGTTGTTCCTAATATTGTTGACACATTTTTTGGAAAAACAAAACCTATTTCTAAAATTTGGTTACCTGAGTCATTAGCTATAAGTGGTGTTACAAGAGAAGAACATGAAAAATATCCTGAGGTAGTAGATACTATGGATGAATTTTATAAGTGGATCCAGAAGACTTCCATCGGTCGACCTATTTTTATTTCAGATAATAATGGATATGATTTTGCATGGATAAATTATTATTTTTATATGTACGCACCCCAAGGAAATAATCCGTTCGGTTGGTCCAGTAGAAGAATAGGAGATTTATACTGTGGCTTGGTAAAAGATAGTAGAGCTAGTTGGAACCATTTAAGAAAAACTAAACATGATCACAACCCATTGCACGACGCGATCGGCAATGCAGAAGCTTTATTAGCTATGAAAGAAATGGGATTAAAAATAGATTTTAAATAATTAGGAGAATATAATATGAGTCTTATAATATTAACAGATGATGAAGTTAAAGTCATTACTAAAGAAATGAATGACTGGTGGAATAACCTTTCTTGGGGTAATAAAAGTAACATCCATCGTACATTTAGTAGTTTAATTAAACAGGCGCAATGTGAACATAAGAATACTCACATAGGAAAAGATAAATCTGTATATTGTTTAGATTGTTCATATATCCTAGGTGAAATAAAATAGTAAAAAAGAAATTATTTCTATATATATTATTATAGCGGATAGTCCTCGCTATGTCTGAGGCTTCTTTGAAGATCAGAATACATTGTGGACTACAAATCACAATAAATAAAGGAGAAAAGCTATGAACAGCTTAATTAGAACAAACCCCAGTATTCCATCCAACTTTATCTCAAATTTTCTAGATGATGATTTCTTTATGCCTATGTCAAAGGTAATAGATGAATTTTTTAGAAAAGATGCAACATTTAGGGATATATTTGAACCCGAAATCTTCACAAAATCTAGTTATCCAAAAGCAGATGTACTAGAAACTAAAAATGAGATAACAATTATCTGTGAAATCCCAGGCCTTAAAAAAGATGATATAGAGATAAGCCTAAAGGAAAAAACAGATGTTGAAGGTTACTCAATCGTTGAGGTATCTGGAAACAAGCAACAGATAAAAGAAAAGGAAGATACAAGATACTTATATAGAGAATTAAAACATTCTCAGTTTTGTAGACCATTTTATATCAAGACAGATATTTCTGATTTTGAAACCACGTCTATAACATTTGAGGATTCTATTCTTAAGATTGTTATTCCTAAAAAACCAGAACAACCTAAGATTGAATCTAATACAACAAAGTTACGAATAAAATAATTGAATCAAATAAATAAAATCTCTATTGGAGATAAAAGTTATAGTATTCAAAGGGTTATAGTAAATGATGATAAATTTAGCCCTCCAAATAAGGGCTATTCTTATTTTTGTAAGGTATGGGGATATGATATTACAATAAAAGATAATCAAAATAATATACTTTTTTGTAATGAAATCACAGATGCTACTATAATCCCAGATGAGAATTCAGAATAAAAGGAAATCTGTCTATATTTATTTAAAATTACTTATAACAAAAAGGAGAAAATCATGCTTAAAATTATATTTTCATTGATAGCATTAGGTTTAGGAGCTGTTTTCGGTTTATTCTTTCGTGGTTCAGGATTAGAAATTGCAGTGGTTACTATTGCATCTTCAATCGCAGGAGCCTATGGAGTAACTAATTGGAGAAAAACCTATGATCTGGCAAAAGAATGGTTTAAATCAAAAACAATCATTGGTGCATTATCAGTAGCAGTACCAATATTAGCACTCGTTGTCATCCCATTATTTGGAGTGGTATTACCTGATTATGTTGTATATCTTTTAACTGCTTTAATTATAGGGGGCGGTGGTGCAACACTTTGGGGTATATTTGGTCTTCTTAAAACAGACCCTAAATAATTTCTCACACATTGACAGAATAAACAAGTGCAGGAAATCTGTACCTAAATTTAAAATTGTATTCGGAGAAATGCTTCCAATATATATTAATGAAACAACACAAACAATAATCTCGGAGGTTATAATGTCCTACACAGAAACAATTTTAAATTTTTTAACTAAAAGTGAAAAGAAAACTGGGAAACCAGCAGTATTTGATCGTACAGTTGCTGAGAAGAAATATCCTTGGTTGTTTCCTGAAGAAATCCATGGAAACGTAATGAGAACAGCACGTAAATTAGTTGGAGAAAAAATTCTTACTAGAGTTAACAGAGGAGAATTTAAATTATCTTCAAAAGGTAGAAAATTAGCCTTTTAATATTATAGAGATAAGTTAAGTTAATATAAAATGGGTTATTCTGTAGCCCATTTTTGTTATAAAATCCTAGTTAAATTATTTGGCTGTTCATTACTAATGAATATATCTGTTCAATGCAAGTGAACAATTGAATAAAACGGTTAACGAAAGAAATTTAGTTTATATTTATTATTAATGGTATATATTCAATATACTGATTTTTACCATTTGGTAGCGGGCGTAGGCATTTCTAAAAGTTCAAAAATAATTGGTAATATTTTGATTACTTCTTCAACTTTCCTATATATTATTAGTAAACGAGACTAAATTATGATGAAATCTAGACCTGTTAAGATAAACGAATCCGTGTATATTGAGGTAAGAAATTACTGTGACATAAATGCATTAAAAATTTCTCGTTGGATTAGTAAAGTATTATTGGAGAAATTAAATGAACGAAAAAACGTGGACGAGAGAATGTCCAAATCCAAAAAACAATCCTAAATGTAAAAAGTTTTTTAGGTATGGGTCTTGTTGTATAAGTTGCCGCAGTTATGGTATACCATTATCAGAAGAAACAAAGAGAAACATATCTAAATCTCTTAAAGGTAAGAAAAAATCTGCAGAAACTAGGTTAAAAATATCTAGGGCTAAACAAAATTTATCTGAAGAAACCAAAAGAAAAATGTCTAAGGCTAAAAAAGGTAAACACCATTCTGAGGAAACCAATAAAAAAATATCTGAGGCACATAAAGATAAACATCATTCTGAGGAAACAAAAAGAAAAATGAGATTAGCTGCTATTAAACGAATAGAAGAAAACAAATTAAACGGTAACCAACTGTGTCCTGCTTATAATTCAGTTGCCTGTGAAATTATTAATTGGATTAATATGTATTATGGCTATAATTTTCAACATACAGAAAATGGTGGAGAATTTCGTATACTAGAACTAGGTTACTGGGTAGACGGTTATGATAAGATTCGAAACGTGGTAATAGAATATTATGAGAAATTACATTATGATCGTGGCAATCTAAAACAAAAAGAATTAAAAAGAGAACAAGAAATTATCAAAAAATTAAAATGTTCGCTTATCAGAATAAATGCATATAATACAAATAATTTAACTATAGAAACGGTAGGATAATTACGGTTATTTCACAGACCCCTTTACGTGTGAGTATCACAGGTGGAAGTTGTGATTTTCCACAATATTACAGGTATCATGGGCCAGCATTAATAATTTCAACGGCAATTAATAGGTACATATATGTGATTGTAAAGGAGAGATTCAACTCCGAGGTGGGTGCTTATTATGAGAAATCAGAAATAGTTGAAAGCGCATCTAAATTAAATCATGAATTAATTCGAGAGACTGCAGATTTAGTAGGTTTAACTCATGGGTTTGATGTTTCAATTATGACTGATATTCCTACAAGTGGAAGTGGATTAGGTTCTAGTTCAGCTTTAACAGTTGGATTGTTACATGCGTTTTCGGTTTATAGTGGTAGAAATGTAAGTAATCAATGGCTAGCAGAAAATGCTTGCAAAATTGAAATAGATTTATTAAAGAAACCAATAGGTAAACAAGATCAATATATAGCAGCTTATGGTGGATTCAGAGCATTTTCGTTTTTAAAAGTAGAACATGATTATGATATTGATGAGGTGGTACCGCTAAAAATAAACCTATCAAATAATTTGAAAAGAGAATTAGAATCTAATCTAATGTTATATTTTACCAATAATACTAGAAATGCTTCTGATATTTTAACAGAACAAAAAAATAATATTAAAGATAAATTGCTTGAGTTAGATAAAATAAATGATATATCTAGAAATCTATATAAAGAATTAGTAATACATTGTACCATAGATAATGTTGGTGATGCATTGTTAAATAGTTGGAATGTTAAAAAACAATTAGCATCAAATATAAATAATTCAGAAATAGAAACTATTTTAGGAAAAGCAATGAATGCTGGAGCAACAGGTGGTAAAGTGAGCGGTGCAGGTGGAGGTGGATTTGTTTTGGTTTTTTGTAAACCAGAAAGTCAGTCAGCAGTAAGAAAGACACTTAGCGATTATTATGAGTTTCCATTTAGATTTGAAGAACATGGATCGAAAATAATTTTAAATTTACCAATTCAAACTATAAAATAACAAATATAGAAGGAAGAACATAATTGATAAAAATTATATTTTGGATATTAATATTTATAAATCTAGTAACTATTATTTTATCTATAGTTAGTCCCACATTTAGAACAATTGTTTATTATATGTTTAAGAAATTGGGGATAAAATGATAGAATTTGGTTTGACAGTAATAGTGTTACAGTTATTAGTTATAATACTTATTCTTCGGAGAATAGAGGACAAATGAACTGGAAATTAATAAAAGATAAGTATCCAAAGGCATATTCCTTTTTAACAAAGAATGGTAGTTATTCTATTCATAGTAATGGATTGTTTGAGTGGGTTGAAGAATATTCTTATCTTTATCCATTAAGAGACCTCTACGATTTCTTTGATGAAAATGGTATAATAATTGGAATAGAATTTTCACCAGGTAATAAAGTTCTACCTTCTGATATTATAATATTCTATTATGATTTTTGGATAGATGGTATACCTGCATTTGAAAGTAAAGGTTATTTCAATGCTCGGATCGAAGCAGAAGAAGCAGCATTTTTAAAAGGATTTGAGGTCTTAGAAAATAAGTTGGAGAAAAATGAAAAAATTTAGAGTTTGGTGAAAAGATTTTAGTGAATGGGAAAAAATTATATTTTATTAGGCCAAAATGGAAATATATTCCTTTTGGGTAAAAATAAATTATTGGTACCACTTAAACCAAAACATAATTATAGTTTTAGAATTATGGAAGACGAAACAAAACCTAATGAATTACATTTCAGTAGTTACCAAACTAAACTGAGAGAAGTATTTAACTCTTTGATTGTAAGTAATATTGATAACTTGGTAGAGGTCATCTGGGATGCTTATATTATGAATAAGAACATATTTATATGTGGTAATGGTGGGTCTTCTTCGAACGCAAGTCATTTTGCACAAGATTTAATTAAAGGTACCACTCCAACATATCATGGTTTAAGAGATTATGATAATAAATCCATTAGAGCAATATCCTTGTGTGATAATATTTCATTCATTACGGCAACTTCAAACGATGATGGGTATGAATATATATTTGTTAACCAGTTAAAGGTGTTCGCAAACCCATTTGAAGATGTTCTTATTGCAATATCAGGAAGTGGTAACTCCTCTAATATATTAAAAGCAGTTCAGTGGGCAACACAGAGTAGAATTAAAGTAATAGGTATTACTGGATTCGATGGTGGTGAATTAAAGAAGAAAGCTGAATTTAATGTACATGTTCCATTAGATGATATGTGTATGACAGAAGCAATTCATTCTATTATATTCCATTATGTGGTAGAAAAAATAAAAGAAAAACGAATTAAACAATCACTCATGAGTGAATAAAGATGGATTTGAATCGGATACTTTTTCTTTTAAAGGATAAATATCCTAGGTATGATATTTTGTTTAGGAAAACTAAACAAGATCTTATAGGGTTATTTGTAGAGGAAAAGAAGTTATTTGAATTCAATCCAGAATTAATAACAGGTGACTTATCTTTCTTAGAATCAAATCCTGATTATGAGAAAATAATATTTAAAGTATTTGATGATAAAGTTATTCCATTTGATAAAGTTAGATCACGTGGAATAAGAAGAGGTTTAGGTTCAAAAGGACTATCCCTACAACAAGTTCAAGATGCTGTACATAATACTAAATCAAATGATGCAGCAGCAAGGTGGGCAAGGGTTGGCTATAGAACATGGAAAAAATATTCATCTAGATATTTTCATGAAGATGGTAGATCATATTTTGAAGAGCATTTAAATATAAGAGGTTTAGGAGTCAGTAGACCAAAGGGATTCATACAGTTGGGTCCTGAAAAAGTATTTAGTTCTAGTGCATTAAAGTTTCCTGAATGGAAATTTAGAAGACGTTTAATAAAATATGGGTATATGATTGAAAAATGTTATTTATGTGGATTATCAGAGCATAGGTTTGGAGATGAAAGAATGCCATTATTATTAGATTATTTAGATGGTAATAAACAAAATCGAGTACCTGAAAATTTAAGATTGTTATGTTATAATTGCTATTTCTATAATGTTGGTGATTTATTCTGGAAAACACCAAATAGTCCATCTAGTAAAAAATTAGAGAAACAGCTTAAGCAGCTAAATTGTATTGGAATATCCAAATAAAATCTAAAGGGAAAATATATGTCGTGTGGAGTTTATATTAGAAAACCATTTTCAGAAAAAACTATACAGAAAATGTCTGAGTCGAAGAAGGGTAAAAATCATCCAAACTTTGGCAAACATTTATCAGAGGAAACTAAGAAAAAATTATCTGAGGCACGAAAAGGTAAACGCTTATCAGAAGAAACTAAGAAAAAGATGTCCGAGGCAAAGAAAGGTAAAGTTTTTTCAGAAGAAACAAAACAAAAAATATCTAGGACATGTAAAGGAAAA